CCTTGGAGAAGCGCGGGGTCTCCCACATTGGCAGTCACTGGCGTGAACGTCGCTGAGATCACAATAGGAGACCACTCTTCTGCCATTTAGATCACCCCCATTTTTTCACCACTCCACAATAATGCATCCAGGTTTCCCATCCTGTCCCGGGGTACCGTCTTTTGGGTAGGATGCAATATAAGTTTCTGTATAGCCATCCTCAGAGGTCCACTGTGCATACTTTCCGTTTCTCCCCTGTTCGCCTCCAGCGCCGCCAGAACCTTCCAAGGCTGTTATAGTCCCTCCATAGTCAGGGCCTTTCTGTGCATATACAGCGCCGCTCTGGATATCCATAATGCCAACTGGATATGGTTTTCCATTTGCAGAAGTGTACACTCCAAAAGTAGTGTCTGTGCCAGGGGTGCCGGGTTCACCGTCGTCCCCACGGCTGCCATGAGTTTCACCGCCTGCACCGCCTTTCCCGGCAGTTCCACAAGAATAGTCATATTGTTGGTTTGCTATCGCGGTTACCTCGGTAATAAACACATTCCCGCCATCTCCTCCAATGCCGCCAGCCGTGTCTTCTGGGTCAAAAGAATCGCCCCATAGGATATTCCCTGCACCCCCTCCCATACCACCGGCCCCTCCCCCTATCAATGTAACGCGGAATTTCCCAGCCTCTTCCTTTACAAATGTTCCAGAACCTGTCAGAACTGTTTTGTTTGAGTATGCAGAATCATTGGGAGATTGAACGAGATAAGAGGGCATGTTTACCATAACGCCATCTGCCAGGGAGAGCTGTTGCTTATACAATCGAGCAGAGATAGTGGTGAAAAATTGAGTGTCTACACTCTGGATATCTCCGCATTCACTGGACGGATTTCCTCTATGCTGTACTTCGAACGAACGTCCACCATACTCAAACAGGCAGGAAATAACCGCTTTTCTCGCATCATCCGTCGTATGAATAAATGGGTTATCTACGCTTAAAGATATCTCGGATTCGGTGTTATTCCCTGGAAATACCACTTCTTCTCCATCATCCAACGTAAATGTAATGTCCGAAATATCATCATTTGCAGACATTTCAGGATAGGAGTTCATATTGTCTAAGGTAATCCTATTTCCCTCAATTCTTTGTAATTTCCCTACTCTCAATTTCCCGGTCTCAAAATCTTGTCTGGGCCAAGTATTTGTTGCCATGCATGCGAAACGAAGCATTTCACCGCACTTTTTCCCTGTACATTCTTCTTCTGCTGCTGTAATGGGGATATCCTTTACATCATCATCTACGATATAATTTTTCTGAAAGTTAACGCCAAGAGAAAGCATAATCGCCTCAATCCACCCAGAAAGCGTTGTGGGAAGTGTATCAGGGACAACAAATTTCCTTTTCGTCAGCGCCCCAATAATATCCAGAAGATCAAATTGTACAGTTAAATCCTTGAGTTTCCACCCGGCGGATTGCTGATAATACGTTCCTGCGGGCAACCATTCAATAGTTCCATCTTCTAACCGCATTCCAAAATCAACAATGATTCTTTGACGATCTTCAATGGATGTGAAGAGCGTATTCGGAGCATAAGGATCAAATCTGTGGTTTTCGTTGTACAAAACAACTGTGCAAGTAGAATATGGAATGGACAATCCAGAGAATGTAACCTCAGAATATGTTTCAACTGATTTTAGAATGGACCTGTCCCAAATTTCATATAGGCCGACCATCAGCCGGGGGATTCTAACCCGTCGACCACCAAGGCTCCATTTCTTAATGGTAACGCGAATTTTTGTAGGGTTTTGAACGGTAAAGCCATCCAAAACAGTCAACGTACTTTTGTTCCCTGTTTTTGTGTCTGACCAAAGAAGGGTATCGCCGCTGTAAATATCCAACGTAAATTCTGTTCCAATTCCATTGAATTCTTTTTCACTGAACCGGAAAGAGAATGCTTGCAATATACTTAGGTTTTGAATTTCAAACTCAATATAAGGATATGGTTCAGAAAAGACGCCGAAAGAATCACATAGAGATTCAGATACCCAACCAACTTGTCCTATCTGATCCATTGGGTCATCTGGTCGGATATTGAAAGTTCCGTTCAGGATCCATCTGTTAGGTTCCAAGGTCGCTATATTCTGTTCGCTCTCTGTTGTGCCACGGTTTGTTACCTGATCTGTTAAGGAAATATCACTCTCATCATTTGTTGTTATGTTTGTTATGATCATATCTGGGTCATATAGGTCAAACACAACTCTCACAAATTGTCGCCTTGAATCAGATATAACCGCTTTTTCATAGGCTTCACTGTGATCAATCATGCCCATCAATCTCCTCAAAGGTCAGTTTGTATGCTGCCCATTCAGGTCCGTTATCTCTCCAACGTGTAAGGGAAGGAGATGGAGGCTCCATCAAGTGAAACCACCCTTGTACCAACTCTGTGCCACCTGTGGATGGGAGAAAGAACAACTGATGCCGACGTGATGCCTTGAATACAGTATTGAGACGGGACATTGTTTCATAGTCGATGGATGAAAAGTTGACTTCTACCACCCATATAGTGGCACGGATTTCTTCCACTCTTCTGCCGGATATCATCCGCTCAGATACGCCAAGTTCTTCCTCATAGGCAGTGTAATCCCCTTCTTCCAAGTCTTCAATTTCAATTCCGTCAATTGACAAAAACATATTTTCCATTTAATCACTCACAATTCTGGGGGACTGATCCTCTACTGCACGAATATCATTAACAATTGCTCTTGCAAATGCTTTCCCGTTGACATTCAGAACAATTTCCCTGTCTCCCCGTGGCGCACTGGCAAAAGACACAGCGTTTGCTACCCTGTACGCGCTTCCGTTACTCTCCACCTGCTTGGCTTCCATGGCGTTATCCGTGCTGCGTGTGAGGCGGTAGGAAGCACTCCCAGCACTCACAGTGACCGTTTCACGAAGCCTTGCCGCAGCGTTTATCCGGTTAATTTCCGCAATAATACCATCGGCAACTTTCTTCGCTGCGGAAATTGCGGTAGAACCTTCTTCCTGTACACCAACGGCAAGGGATGTCATAGCATCCTCTCCCGCCGCTTTTAGCTCATCAGGCATTTTGTCCACGAATTCTTGGTTAAGAGATTCAAACTCATCCTGATAAATCTGTGCCGCAATATTCTTTGCCGCTTCCGCCCGTTTCTGGTATGCCTCCATATAGGCAGTATATTGATCGTCATTCAGGCTTAACAGTTTCTCCGCGAAAGCCGTCGCCTCGTCCATCTCCATTTGAAGAATTTCGGAATAGAGGCCAGCATCAACCCCTTTTTCCTGAAGGGCAAGCATTGCATTTCCGTATCGTTCAATCTCTTGAATATCCTTATCCAGGTTCAGAAGACGGGTTTCTCCCTTATAATCTGTTTCGAAAAGATTATCTCCAGACAATTTAGAAGCCAGGGAATCACGATCACTTTTCAGGTCATCCAAAGCACTTTGATACTCATCTTCCATCTCCTCAAGAGCATCAATGGCACTCTGCAACTCTTCCTTCTGTGCCTCTTCCTGCTTTTTTAGCTGCTTCTCATTCCAATCTTCTTTGAGCTCGGCTATCTCGTCCAAGATATCCTGTCGTTCATCAACTTCTGCCTCTTCCAGCCGTTCATACTTTTCTGCCAGACTTTTTTCATAGTCCGCGAGCTCCTTTTTATCTGCCCGTTTCTGTGCTGCGGCCTCAATCTCCGCAATCTTGTCATAAAGTTTAGAAGTTTCTTTTAAGACAACATCAGCAAGTTTTCCAGCCGCTGCTTGTGCGTTTTTTGCCTTGTCATTTAATCCAAGTACCAAACCGGCAACAGATTGCTCACCAATCCAACGAAACGCCCTGGAGGGAGAGTGGATGCCCAACTCGCTTTCAGCAGCTGAAAGTGATCTCGCTGCCATGTTGACTGCGGCACTGATTGCTTGGCTTGCCCCTGCATTGATTCCCGCAGCAACACCGGAAGCAATGGCCAGTCCAACACTTTTCGCAGCCCCAGAGGCACCAGTTGCGGAAGAAAGCACCGAAGTAGTCACAAGATTATTCAGCGCAGAAACAACATCAGGCGTCCCAGAGGATATTCCAGAAGATATTTGTTCGACGATTTTAGAACTAATCAAAGTCGAAGAAGCTGTAGCACCCAGGGCAGCTTGAACGCTGCCATCAATCATTCCGGAAAAAGCTGTGCTTAGAAGTCCACTGGAAGAGGTAATTGCTCCCGCCGCAGAATTGACAGCTGTTTCACCAACTGTTCCTGCCCCAGATGCAGCAGATTCCCCAGAAGAAATCGAGTTTTGAACGGCAAACCCCATAACTGCAGCCAGCTGTGGAGACATAAAAGTTAATTCTCCAGTTGCTGTGTCTGCAATCGTTGTCCCAATTCCCCCATTTTGGGCCGCTGCTTTCCCAGAAGCTGTGGAATCATTGACAAATTTGGTTGTAGCTTGCTGCCCTTGTGCCGTAGACCCAGATACACTCGAAACGATACCTTGCGTCAAAACTTGGCCAATTTCTGGACCATTCGTCTGCGCTGATTGCTTCCCTGCTTCACCCGCTTGATCTGCAACTTGCTTAGTTGCAGCCGAAACTACTTGTCCATTTTCCAAAATGGAATTTCCCATGAGGAAATCCCATGCATCCGCGTCAGTTGCCATTTCGAAGCCCATGGCCTGAACAACCTGTCTGGCACTTTCAATAACCTGGCGGATACTCTCCGGCAATACAGCGGCATTTGATAGAGCACCATTTGAAAGAAATTGAGGAATCTCAGCACCTGTCTGTGTAAATTGCTCCAGCTGCGATTGGAATATAGTTTGCATGCTCTGGAGCGCTGCGATCTGTGTTCTTTTCGCATCTTCTCCTAAAGTGCTCCAAGATTTCGCTGTAGAATCGGCGAAGGTTTTGAACGCAGCTGCCATATCTTCGGTTGCTTGGTCAACCTGGGCTTTGTTATCCCCTGTGAACTTAACTATATCCGACTGCAATGTAGCGAGAGCGTTTCTAAGTTCTGTTGGATCTGCTGCCGCCAACGCATCCTCGTAAGCAAGGATAACTTCCTGGTTATCAAGCATTGCTTGAGTAGTTTCCACAACTGCGTCTTTTGCTCTCTCAACTTTTTCTTTTGCATCGTTAATGGCCGTCGCGGAATGCTCATTTTGTCCAGCTACAGAATTTTGAACCCTTCCAAGCTCAATTTGGGCATCCTGGAGGTTTTTCACTGCATCGACATTGTTTTGCACTAATTCTTGCTGACTTGCAAGGGCCTCCTCATACTGCCCCTGCATAGCGTTCAAAGTTGCTTCCTTCTCCTTTTGGAAAAGCATATCTTTAATATTGTCAGCAAGTTTAACGTAGCTTTCCCCTTCTCGCTCGTGCATTTCAATTGCACCGGGGATAACATTATTTATTAAGTTCGCAAGGGCATTCGCTCTGTCTTCTTGTCCTTTTTCTACTTTTCCATTCGCATCGGTAAGTCTATCTAACTCAGCAATATAATCTTCTGTCTTGTCGATCTCAGCGTCTACTTTGCCAAGATTTTCTGCTGTGGTCTGTGCAAGCTCTTCCTTTTTTTGCTTCTGTTCCTCAATCCTATCATTGAGGTCGCTCATGGCGTCGTTAAGCTGCGCTTGGCTATCCGATGCGTCATCAGTTACTGCGTTGTAAATAACAAATGCGCCGGCAATAGCCGTGACCGCAGCGAGAGCGGCCCCCCAGGGAGTTAATGCCATTACCGCATTGTAGGCCGTTTGAATGGCCGTTCCCGCCTTGGTGACCATACTAAGCGCCTTTACTGCTTCGGCGCCCGCTTTAACCCCTGTAACAAATTTGGAAATATCGCTGATAAGTAGCGCAGCCTTAAATACTCCAATTGAAACTGCCGCAGAGGCAAGAATAGCGACAAAAGTTTTCACCGCATTAACAGCCTGGGTAAAATCAAAGTTTTGGATGAACTCCAACGCCGCATCCGCGATATCAGACAACGCCGGTTTGATTTGCTCATAGATCGAGATGGCAAGATTTTGGGCCTCAGTCTTGACCATCTGCGTTTTGTGCTCCAGCGTATCAGCCATTGTGCTATACGCTTTCTCTGTGGTCCCCGCGCTGTTCTGTAACTTCTCCAGGTTGTCGTTGAAGGTGTCAAGTCCCTGGGACACAATAGCGTTTGCAGCTTTGCCAGCTTCGGCACTTCCCCAAAGATTCATAAGGGATTCGGCGCTGCCATCAACATGATCAGAAAGAACCTCAATCACATCACCAAGGCTCTTTCCTTCCTTCATTAAGGTGCCAAAGCTCTTGCCGGTTTCTTTCTTAAGGATTTTCCCGACTTCGCTGCCAGTATCTCCCAGCTCATTCAGCATGGAGGAAATATAGGTTGTAGATTCTTCCGTGCTGATACCCGCCTTTGTTAGGCTGACATAAGCAGATTCAAGGTTTCCCAGATTGACATTGTAGGCGGAAGCTGTACTAATCGCCTTGCCCATTGCGCTGGCAAGCTGGTCAATCGTAGTAACACCAAGGTTTTGCGTCTGAATCAGGCTGTCCGAAATTGATTCAGCATCGGCAGCACTCATCCCATACGCATTGATAGTGGTTGTGAGAACAGAAAGCGCAGATTCTGCATCTGTGAATCCTGCTGTGGCAAGTCGGGTTGCATCCCCAACAAGTGAAACTGCATTCGCAGTATCGCCAGTTGCGGAAATGGCGTTGTAGACCGCCCCAGACAATTCACTTGCGGACACCCCCATCTCCGAAGACAAGTTTTGGATAGAACTTCGCATGTCTTCGACGGACATCTGTGAAGTGTCCATGATGGTTTCAACCTGGGCAAAAGAAGATTCAAATTCTGTCCCGATTTTACTTACCGCGACAAGTGCTCCAGCGGACGCAGTTGCGACAGCGGCAAAACCTTTTATAATTCCATTTAGTGCCTTCGACGCCACAGAATCAAGGTTTTGCAGTTCTTTGACCGTGAGTTGTGTGCTCTTCCTCTGCTTCTCAAGCGGGTCATTAGACTTCTTGGACTTTTCTCTCGATTTTTTGAGTGCCTTTTCTAAGTCTGCAAGAAATTCGTCATAATCGCCCTTAATTTCAATGATTACAGAACCATCTGCCGCCATTCACTTCACCCCCCGCCTCCAGTTTTTTCTGTGCTCCTTTTTGCTTCCTCAAATCGCTTTCGCACCTTTTCGATCAATGCCGCGTCTCTCTCTTCGACGGTCTGCACTTCTCTCCTTCGATCATCCTTAATCGCATAGAGAGCCCTCATTTTTTTATAGTGTTTCTTTTCCTCTTTACTCATTTTGGAAATGTCGGCTGTGCGGTATCGTATGCGCTGCATGAAAAGCGTTTCGGAGGGAAGATTAAATAAGAGACGACGAAAAGCCCACCAGTGCAAATCATCCTTAGATAGGTCTATCCCATACGCTGACAGAAAGGAGGCAAGGATAGCTTCTGAATCAATTTCAAAGTCATATACCCTGCCTCCTTTCTTTTTTGCTTGTTCTTGTGTTGCCTCTTTGCTTTCTTCCCCACGAAAGAACCACAACATTGCGTCGAACGCTGCGGATATATTGGAAGGAATCCCGCTCGGGTAAAACAAATTCAAAAGACCTACAACATCTGGATTTTCTTCTTTCAGAATCTCAAGTTCGATAGAAATCCCAACGCGAAAACTTGGATTAATCGGGAAGAATTGCCCATCTACATCTACGCTGGTGGGGAATCCGTTAAATGGATTCTCTCTCACGATCTTTTACTCTCTGTTCAGCTTCGGCACGCAGCTTTGCCCGTTTTTCCGCTCTCAACTGGGAATCATCCATGATAGAGGGAGAAGAAGGCGGATTGAAATCTACTTTCATAGAGCTTACAGTTGCGGATACTTCTTCGCAAAACTTGGCATAAGCATTGATAATGTCTCTCGCGTTTACATTGTCGCCGAAACACTTCTTGCTCGTCCCTTCGCCACAAAGCACATCAAAGAAATCCATAAATGCATTGCACATCATTCTGATTGCCTTAATGCCATTTTTGGCGGGATCTTCTTGAATCATTTCTTTCACACGTTTTCCAACTTCAGCGATCTCTGTCACACCATTGGTATATAATTCCAAGTTGACGAGATCGAAAGTATCATACTGAATCTCAACGCCGTTAATATTGTAGGTCTCCATAATTTATCCTCCTGTCAGTTAAACACCGGAATCGTCAGAATATGTGTAGGCAGCGGGAGCAGAGGTCGCCATAATATCAATGTCAATTTCCGAAGATGCACCGGCATCCCCGGACCCATCAGAGTTCACAATGATAGATGCTGTCCCCTTTTCTCCTTCTCCTGTCAATAGAGAGAAATACACATAAGGTTTAACTACTTTCTGGCCGGTACCGAACTTAATTGCATGAGACAACACAAAATCCTGGAATTCATCTCCAAAGATACGGTCACCAGTAACATTGAATGTACGTTGAGTAGATGTTTTGGTAGATACCGCCCCCTGTCGGATATACGCTTTTTCATCCGTTTCGGGGTTCAACTGACTATCCACCGATGCAATACCGGACTGAACTACGACATAATTAGCTACTTTTCCGGCTGATTCTTCCGCGATATCTACGGCAAGAACAAAATCGTCATTTGTTGCAACCCCCGCAAACTCAGCGGAAGGGGTGTAATCAGCCATCAGAGCGGAAAGTTTCATAATATTTCCTCCTAATAAATAAATTTCGGCTCGTCGGCTCACGAAAAAAATCATTCAGATGTGTAATCCATCGTCATAATAATTTGGTGATCTTCTGTTCCATCCTCATATCGGTTAAATAAAACGGAATCAGGATCACTTTCGCTTCGAGAAAATTTGACAACCTTTTTTCCGTCCTCTAATTGAGGAATTGTTCCATTTTTGATAATCCAGTCTGCAAAACTTTCTAAGGTTTCATCAGCAGTAAGACGCTTGTTATTGCTGTTCCCAGGGATAACACGGTAAATGATCTTGAATGTATATCTTGCTTGATATGCACCACGAACATATTTCCTAACCATAAATGTGCCCTGGGGCGTAGACAATGACATCCCTTCGGCATCATCAGGAACATAAGTGAAGTTGATCACCCCAACGGGCTTATCTGGCCAATTATTGAGCCAAGAAAGCAATGATCTTGAAATAGATTCTTGCTCTTTATTCGATATTTTTTGTGCCATAGATACCTCACTTAAAGGACTTTTTATAGGCCTCTTCCCACCTGGACATGAACTCTGCCTTTGCCGGTTCAATCCAATGTGGTTTTGCAGATGCCCGCGTGAATACCAAAGATTTCCCTGACTTGACTTTCGTAATCCCAGCGCGGGACCTCCACGTCCCATCGGGGAGGAGGAATCCCGCAGCTCCTGTTTGAGGGTCTACGTAAACAATTCCTTCCCAAAGATAATGGGCATAAGGCCCGGGATATATAATCTTATCGTCTAAAACCCTTGTTCGTTCGGCCAGAGACCCAGTCAGCTTGGGAAGAAATTTACTTTCTATATCTTTCGCCACATTCTTTGTAAAGTCCTTGTTAGCTTTATCAAGTTTCGCTTTGATCTTGTCAATATCAATATCGACATGAATAACGACACTTGCCATTAAGCGCCACCAACTTCCCAATGCTGCATCGAAGGAGAGCCAAAATCTTTTGTATCCACTTTGGTGATCCTGTGAACATTATCGTAGATCCGATTCATCCACTGAAAGTCCTTCCCTTGCTCAACGATTTCTCCCTTAACAAAGAAAGTAGTTGAGCTTTGCATAGAATCCGTGTCAAGGGTCCACAAATTGCTTTTATCTTCGGCAGCTTCATATTGCTTTGGGGTTGCAAATCTTTTAGGAAAACCTGTAATCCCATCAATAGCGTTTACATTAAATGGAATAAATAGGTTAACGACGTCTGCACCTTCCAGCCCACTTTCTCTCACATTGGCGGCATGAGCAGCATCAAAGAACACACCCCGCAAAATGGTAATGTTATAAACAGATTCGAAAGTGACTTCATCTTCTGTTATTGTGTAAACAGTTATAGAGTGTGGGGCGTACATGGAAAGCACCTCCCACCGCGATAGAGCAAGCCAGTTCTTCCAAGATATCTGGATACAATGGAAGACATCTCAGCTGTAGAATTCTTCGCTAATTCTGCCGAACTTCGGTAACTCACAGAGTAACTACCAACCGTCTCACTGGACTTCTCTCCGGTTTCGCTTAGAGATGATTCTTGCGCTTTCTCAACAACCTTGTACTGCTCAGCAAGAGCACAACAAGCGTCCTTTATTTCCAGCATAGACGCATGCTCAGAGGCTTTTCCAACTGTGATGTAGTCCAGATATTCACTTGCCCGCTTTGCCAGCATTGGGAACTCAGATTCTGAAATCAACGTCCCAAGGTAGGTTTCTTTGTAATATGTATAATCCGCATATACCATAAGAAACCTCCTTTATTTTCCCGACTTTCTGGACGCTTTTGGTTTAGGGTCAAACGTAGCTTTTTTGAAGTTGAATATTACAGCACTTTGCTCATCAACTAAAACCTCAAAAGTATCATTTTCCTCAACGCGGAAAATAATATCTGCATCAAAAGGAATGTCCTGTTTGGTTGGCGATCCATTCTTTTTGAACGTCATTACACTTCCGGTTTTCGTCAGATGAAACGGGAAATAATACCCGCTCTGCTCTTCTGGGGCGCTGCTGAATTCCGTATAATCAGGAACATAGTGGAATGTCCCGACTACGGAACCATCTTTCTTAACCTTCAAATCATCACCTACAAGCTCTGAGACTTGTTTCCCCAATAGGGTCTGACTGCTGGGGAAGAGCGTTAAGATGTCAGACCCGATCATTCCCCCGCCGGTGCATAAATAGCAAAGGGAAATGCCTTTGTATTGTCAACATTATAGGCGTTGATCGGGTTGGGGATTTCCCAGCCCAACCGCATAACGGCACGAAGCGCCACCATGTCGTTCTGCATCAAGTTATAGAGAATATTCCCCGTGGATGGATCTTGTACCACGCCGCTGTCGAAAATCTTGAAGGTCATGTCCTGTCGGATGGAATAAACCAGCTGGCTCCAGTCACCCACGATGGCAAGGGTCTCCTCCGGGTCATAAGCACCGTTCACGGGAAAATACATGTTCATTCCGTCCAATGCGTAGCGGGTATCGCCCTGCATATCGGTCTTAAAGATAGGCTGACCGTTCTTGTCCACCAGGCCACGCAGCTTGGCGCGCATCTGAATAGCAGCCATCACGCCGTTGGGGATATAGCCGCTTTCCTCCACCTTTGCGATCACGCCACCCTCCCCCATGATGTCCTTGAAAATGTCGCTGGTGGCTGTCACAACTGCACTTGCGGTAGTAGCTGAAGGGACGAGTCCCTCACGCCAAGAGGTGGGCTTATCCGTGCCATAAAGGATGGCAGCATCGATAACCTTACCAAACGCCTCTTGGAGGCGGGGACGAACCTCGCCCCAAATGTCATAATCACTGTCGTCTAATACCGCCTCGGGAATGGGGACGATAACGGCGATCTCCTCGGCGTAAATTTTCTTCTTGTCCCAGGCCATGTTGGTGGTCTTTTTCAGAGAAGACTTGGAATCGGATGCGCCAGTGGTCGCCTCTCCGTTCACAAAGTATGCGGTGGGCAAAGCATCCAGCACATTAAGAATCTGCGTTTTGCTGGTCATATTGGGTAGCCGCCGGGCCATCCGAAGCACGGCAGATTCCGTAACAGCGCCCTGGATAATCTCGCGGGTCACAGGCTCAGGGATAAGCCCGGAAAGTTTACTTCTGTCAATAATATCGGCCATTGATAGGCTCCTTTCTTATTTGAGTGCGCCCCGTATAAGGGCATTCATTACGTCATTTTCTCCTGTTTGGGGCTTTCCTCCGCCCAAAGGGGCGGTCCAGTCAAAGGTGGTCTTCTTGCGGTCAGCGGTGAGTGCGTCCACGGCCTGCTCGAAGGTAGTCTTATCGTCTACCATCTTCCCGGCCTTAAAGGCAATAAATTCTGCCTCTTCCCCACTAAGACCCTTTTTAAGTACATACAAATCTCTTTTGAGCTGGTCTCTTTCGTTTTCTGCTGCGGTCAATTTCCCGGAAAGAGCCTCTCTCTCCCCAGTCAACCGTTCCCACTTATCCCTTTCAGACTGCTGATTTTCTTTCCATGTCCGGAACGCATTTAACTCAGCTTCATCCGGGATACCCTTTGTTGCCTTTGCTACCGCTCTTGCTTTTTCTTTACTGATAAGAGCGTCAACTTCGGCCTGAGTAAAGGTCACCTCACCACCTGTCCCCGGTGTCGGGTCCTGTACAACAGGATTGTTAATAGGTTCAGCCATTTTACAAACCTCCGTTTTTTGTTTTTGGCCCGTCGGCCACCGTTTAACGCCCGTCGGCATAAAAAACGAGCCATTAATTACCAAATATGGTAGTCAATGGCTCAATGGCTCTCGATCAGTTATATTTAATTTCTCCAGACCAATTACATCTTGTCCCATCCTGTCTTTTTTGTTTGCACATAACATATACGCCACATGCCCCAGGTTTCACTGGATGGATTTTCTTCCCGCAATTCGGACAACAAAACCATGTTTCCCCGTTTATCTTCTTGATCAATATGTAACCGCCGCCCTTTCGTATTGTGTTGGAAGTCCAGCTTTTTTGCTAAACGCATCATAATATTTCCGAAGCCTTTTAATTCGAATATTTACAGCTTGCGCGTCCTCTGAAAGCGCCGCAGCTTCATACGCCTTAGCTTCTCTTCGTAGTTTTCTAAGCGTTCTTTCCACTCTCCGCTGCTCCTGACTTGCTTCATATTGATTATATTCTTTCCCCTGATAAACGAAGGGCGGTTTATCTATCTTCTTTAGGTCCTCGTCTGTATAGGTCCGATAAGATACCCCTTCTATATACGGATAATATCTGTGGTAGCAATTCCAACCTCCGAGACCGGCACCCTGTCCAAAACCTGTTGTCAACTCAAAGTCTTTATACTTTCCTTTTGAGGTTTTCGGCTTCTTTGACCAACGATATACTTTCCCTTGCCATGACGCATGGTTCTCAATCCCATACCCGGTGTTTCTTGCACCTGCATGAGCTGTTACCTCTACGAGATCGGTCTCCAAGTCATCTTGCAATGTTTCCATATAAACTGTATTCATTCGGTTTATGCTTGACATTACCGCCCGCCGGACGGACACGTCTACTTGATCTCTATGTCCACTTTCCCAGTCAACCGTTTTTAGGCCGCTGTCCGCCAGACCTTTCACAGCTTTCCTAATAGCCGAGTTATAATCAATCGCACCAGACATAATCTCAAGTTCCGCCTGGTCTAACGCCCATTGATATGCCTCCAACGCAGACATGACTTTTTGGGAATTGCTCATCCCAACAAACCCCATCGAACGAGTGATGTTCCTATATTCTGAAAGAGCTTGCTTTCTAATCGCCTCAACATCCACGTCGTTAATCATTAACTTTGGCGTTGTAATCGCTGCGATTGTCAACATTTCCTTCGCATAATTTTGATATCTTGAAATTACATCATCAAGTAGTTTATTTAACTCTTTCTCTCCAATCTCAGTTGCAGAAGATATTGCTTCTTCAATTTCTTTTAGATCAATTCCATGGCTCCTTAATGCTCTGATTGCTTCAACTGTTACCTCATTAAGTTCTCCTGCTTTTTTTAGCCTTTTACATATCTCAATAAGAAGTGTATCTTCGAGCCCCCTAAACAGCTTTGCGAGCGGTTCTGGCATTGAATCTAAAACTTCTGGAGTGAAAGGATATCTCGGCATTACTCCACCTCATCCTGTTCCTCGTCAGTCATATCTTCCATGCGTGGCAGCATCTTTTTAGCGGTCTTTTCATCTTCATTATACCACTTCATACGATATTCCCAGTCATTCATGATTCCGGCAGCTAAGTCTTGCCGATCATTGTTGCGCTCAGTTGTCTTGTCCTCAATGATAGAATCGTCAAAATCAATAGTAACTTTCGCATCCTCGTTCAACCCCGCCTTCATAGCTGTGTTGCCCAATTGCAAAATGATCTGGCACAATTCCCTAATAGCCTGCTCTAAAATAATTTCATGCTTTTTTATCGTTCGAAACATGGTGCTATTTTCACTAATAACTTGAGTTGCCGTTGTAAGATTCCCTCCGTCAAAACGGTAATAGGTTTCTCCGAATCCGCATTTGCTCGACAAAAGATTTAATTGAGTTTGTATGCCTGTCGTGTGTTCATTGGTCCGCAAAGTCATATCAATTTGGGTAATTACTGCACCGTCGTCTGAAATGTCTTCGGGAAGTACATAAAAAGACAAATCATCAGGGTCAAAAACCGGTTCCCCATCTATATATTTTGTCGCTGCCGGTTTTACCATGATTCTCTTTTTGCCAAGGATGAACTCATTTACGTAACTGTCAAATGCAACGTCTACACCCTTTAAGTTATCAATAGCGTTCGCATATACCGGAATACCAAGCGGAATAGAATAGTCTAAATTGTTTGCAATGTTGGGTCGATCAATAACAAATCGTCGCTTCCCAGAGCCGGTGTGAACAACAGGTGGAACCTTCTCGAAACCAGAGACAGAAGACAAGGATACTTCTTTATCTACATTTCCATTCCTATATAGATAAATCCGATTTTCTATGTCATAAAGTGCATTGACTTTATGGTGAATTTGCAGGTAACAGTAATCTTGACCATCAACCGTAATAATACTATCAAACGCGCATTCTATGATAACCCCGTTTTGCCAAGACAGTGGCCAAATATGTTCCACAGTCACATAATCGATGATGATCCCAGATGCGCTCCCTGGAACAGGGCCTTCTTCCGTTACCTCCATGCCAACAACACGTGGGATAAACGCTACCGTTCCAAGGGCAAAAGCGAATTCCTGCATTTCATTGGATTTTACCCTAAAATTGTTCTCTTCAAAAACTCGATCAATAAACGCCTGCTCCTTAGAACCTTCCAGCGTAATTTCAACACGCTCGTTCATGAGCAAATTTGCCCAATCTTCTGGTATTTTTTTCCCCATATTGAGAGAATATCTCTTGCACCGGACGATACCGCTCCCGTTACGTATTTTATATCGATGGAACCCCTTCACATCTCCCTCGTGCCAACTTTTCCATTCTTGCACTTTGGAATAAAAACTCTCATTGATAGTTGTGTAACCTAATTCTTTTAACTTGTCTGCAATGGTCATTCTTTCACCTCATAACCGGAAAATGCCGGACCATAATCGTATTACAAAAGTACCTTATGTCATCCATTGCATGATCATCTTCTTTAATTACTTTGTCTACCGTAGAATCTTCATCCCAACGATATAATCTAAACTCTCGGATAGCATCTTTGCAACTACGATGTATTTTGAGCCGACCATCTTTCAAATAAACCGATGTTCTTCTAATTCCATCCATAACATTGTTATTTGCTTTTACCACTTGGAATTCTCCGTGGCGAAAAATTGTCGTAATGAATGAGGCGGCAGAAGGATCAACTATAACGTAATCCACATTATATCCCTTCGCTAAATCTCGTAATGCCTGATAATACTCTTCGTCTGTTTTTTGTATGTTGGTTCTTCGTCCGCTGTGATAGTATTCTTTGATCCGAACCGCCCCTTGTTTTGTCACGCACCACAGCCCAGCGGAGAAAGGATTCAGCGTGCCATAATCTACGGAAATATAATATCGACCTGATGCAGGCTCTTCATCCACCACACAATGCTCTCCAAAATGCGGATATACCAGCCCCTCCGCCGGAATCCACAACCCTCTAATGAACCGATCATAAAACACGCCGGAAAACATGGATTCATACTGCTCAATGACCTTCTCCGTCAGCCCTGGGTTATCTCGCATGGTAAAGTGAAGATACAGTGCATTTCTTTTATCATGCTTCTTAATCCATTCCAAATAAAACCAATGCTGCGGGCTTTCTGGGTTGCAGGAGAACCATTTCTTGTTTCCATCTACAGAACAACGCGCCAGGGCCTGTTCCACAAAGGAACGGGGCATAAGCGCAACCTCATCCAATAGAATACCTGCCAGCGTTCGCCCTTGGATCAGTGCTGCGCTGCTTTCATCCTTGCCGCCGAATACCTCAAACCAATTTGTCGTAGTTCCCCGCCGCACCTCAAGTATCTTCTCTGACCGGCGCCAACGCATGGTATACTTTTCTTTTGCCAGCGTCATAGCTGTGAAAGGGACAATAATATTCTTTGAGCATGAATCAACGGTTTTCCCACAAATACCAAACCGCTGACCAGAGAAGTTTTCCATGGCCCAGCGAACAAACGCCCACATCATGATAGATGTCTTTCCGGACCGAACAGCACCATCGCAGATAATGGCATCATATTTGGAGTATGGGAATGCAAGGATTTTCTTTTGTTGTGGACTAATCATCGCATCCTGCCTCTGCAAATACTTTTTTCATCTTTGGATATTGCACAGCAATCCAATCCACATAGCTCTCGTCATGGCCTTGCTCATGTTGCCAACTCTCATGCAACCCACTTTCAAATAAAAATGCATGGATTATTTCATGTCGCAAAACTTTCCTCTGATATTGGCCAAAGTCAGATAACTCACTATCGTTTTCCTTTTCCCCGATAACAATACATTTACTTGTTTTATCGCAATATCCATCACAATCATTTAACAATATATCTTGAATTTTATTTCTATACTCAATAGTGTATTCAGTCCCTAAAACACTAATTTTCATCGCTTTCCAACCCTTCCGCCAGTTCTCTCAAACTCTGGCTCAAGCCATCCTCCTTGGCATCGTTCCCAGGCCCACCGCCAAATGCTGTGAATTTATCAATCAGTGTCCCAAGCGCTGTCGTAACCTCTGCGGCGCTGCGTGCATTCTGAATCTTCTCTGGAAGAACGGAAAGTCCTACCTCAATAATATCGCATACTGCTTGCCTGCGACTTTCCATGTAGGCCAGGATATCGGCTGTATTTTCTTCCTTTTTCTGTTCTAACTTTTCCTTAATGTCTCCGGCCCCGTCTAAAACTTTTTTCGTCGTTGCCCAGGAGACACCGTTTCGTTTTGCAGTAAGATTGACCGACTGGCATTCCAGATAATCAACGACTATTTTCTTTTTCTGTATATCTGTTAACTGCGCAGCCATAACTAACCTCATCAATAAAAATCTATTTTTGGTGGTTCCTCTTGGAATCGAACCAAGGCCCGGCAGTTATGAGCTGCCTGCTCGACCTTCGAGCTAAAGAACCGGATACCCCTTGCGGGGTATGTTGCGGGTTTTGTCAGGCTTTCCGCGGGCCTGTTTGTACTTCCGCACGCACCTTCTCTGAAATGGTCTGCGTCTCCAACCGCAGGTTTCAGTGAAATGGCGAATGGTACGTGCTTCGGTTCACTTTGCGGCCGCAAAGCAATTTGCTAATTCGATAGAAGCACAATCTCCTTCCATCAAATTTCCCCAGCTGGGAATGGTCACCCGTTTTGGAGTTGCACCAAAATCCGCTCTGGCCGGGTGATAGGGAGACGAGAACAAGGCTCGCGCTCCCAAAGAAAAAGGAGGTACGCCCGATATTGAGACCGCCTCGGAGCCGGGCGAAGGAGGAAGAAAATCTTCTGTTTTATACATAGCGAGAAAGAAAATAAATTTTCTTTCTCGCGTATATGTATAAAACCATTTCCTGCTTAAATTATATCGCAGCCCTCCATTTCGGTCAAATTGTTAGACGATCTTAACACTTTGTTTACAATTCAGTTTTGTTTCTATGTACGTAATTCCAACCGCATACGCCGCCCATACATCAGAAGAGAACCCATAGAACCAATCTGGATTCTTTTTGGTTCCCTTCCCGTTTTTCAGATCATGGGTTGCAAATCGGTCAATCAGCGCGCGGCGGATATTGGCATCCTTGGCCCTGCTGTCATGGCAGAGATGGAGTTTTTCATCCTGGCGGTATATGTAGTCCACTGGCTTCTGTGCTGCTTGCGTGAATCTCCCCACCCATTCGCAGGTTTCAAAAACATTGCGTCCAACCGGCATGCCGTAGCTTGCCAAGCGTTCAATGACTACAAGATCATACTTCTCCAACTGGAGAATCAAAAGGACCACAGCATTTTGTTCTTTGCCAAACCGCAGCGGACGTAAATCTTCGCTGTCTATGAAGCAATAGGCGCTCTGCTTGTCCCCTGGGTCAATCGCTAAGATTCTCATTCATTACCCTCATGCTGTCCGCCCTCCCCGTCGTGGATGGAGCCGATTCTTTTCAACATCAACCATCCGATATTTTCAATCGTGAGAGGTGTCCCAATTCCAGTTTCACCGCGTTCTCTGGCAAAGTAACCGCCATTTTCAAAGCCGACAACGTATATATGTTCCATTCCATTCTGGCTTTTAAGTAGGTCGTCACAGAAAATAGGTTCCTCTGATTCATAGTCTACCTGGCCGGTGTACTGGCAAACTGTGGATGGGTCTACCTCAACTTGCGTTCCTGCAATATCGTGAATATCACAAATCTCATGTACATCAAGGACGCCTACCGGCCCTATATAATACCCTTCCACCCATTCCCCATTATCCAGCCGCTTGGCTTTGAAAAGGATCTCTCTCATTCTGCACCTCCGATGATCTCGTCAAGGGTGACAGTCTCGTTGGGGCGAAGAGATGGAAACAAAGAGGGGTCGAGTGTTACAATGATAACTGTCCTGTTGAAAACTCTAACGCCGAAGCCGTACATCTCAATGCTTTCTGCCTCTGAGTATAACATCTTGATAGCCTTTGCTCTCTCCACCTCCTGCTCCGTCCAGCGGGGCTTGCGGATGATGTTTCCCGGATGATTTATAAGATTATTAAGACATTCCACGGTGGAGGTTCCCCAGCAGTTATTTGATATTCCAATCTGAAAGGTGCCATATTTATTGATTCGGAAGCGTCCAACTGTGTTTCCTCTGATTTCAAATGATTCTTCTGGTTCAACCCCAAGCACCTCGCAAATTCTTGGCTTGCTCATGCGAGCGCCATAAGAGCAATAGTCCGTTTCGGTAATTTCCATTCCGGACGATGGGCAAATCAGAAATCCCTTCTTGTTGATTTTTGCGTCCTGGTAATATTGGCAATCTTTACAGCGCACCACCTCCGCAACGTCGGCGGCGGGGACAGCAGATAGAGCGTCCCGACACCTTCTTGCAACCAGCTCATCGCAATCATCATGCATCTCATATTCCTGCCGCAAAACTTCAAGTTCCTGCACGGCAACCGCCCTCTCAATGTACTCCTTCATTCCCACTCCCTCCGTTGAGAGGGCGGCGGCGGCTTCCATCCTCTCTTTGTCCACCAC